TCGGGGCAAATTTACCAGCCCCATAGCCCAGAAAACCGCCAATGGCCGCATTCGTAAGAGCCTGCTTTGGAGAGGCACCGCCGACTAAAGAGCCAAGCCCAGAACCGATTGCAGCGCCAGCAGGGCCAGCAATAGCAAAGCCAATCGTACCGGCAACCGGGGCGGCGATCTTCTTGACGAGGCGCTTGATCTTCTTGAAGAAGAACTCAGGCTGACCAGTGATTGGGTTGACGCTATTCAGGCCGCTGCCAACAACGTATCTGTCCGGGTTCTCAATGCCCATAGACCGCATCTGGGCAAAAAGCGCCGTCTTGAGGATGGGATTCGCGTCCAGAACATCACGCGGCACCACGGTTTCGCCTTCAGCGGCGTGAACCATATAGGTGTCCTCGTATCGGCCTAGGGCGGCTAGATTGTCAGCTAAGTTCTGGATTGGAGTCATGGCTAAGTAACCTCAAGCGCGGCCATAGTAACATGAAAAACATTTGCAGCAGAAGGAGTAACTTTCAAAGCATCCGATTCTTCAAGCACAATAATCGATTGCCCATCAGCAGTAGTCGAAGTGTCTTGGCCGAGCATTTCTTGTGAAACGCCTGCTGCAATACTTACGTTCTTTGAAAAAGTATATGTGGTAGAAGCACTATTATCTGTTACTTCTACTGTAACATCACCGGTAGTTCCGGTCGTGACGTTTACAATCCTCAGGGACTTCACGATTGCTGTGGTGACCGAAGGTGACGTATAGACTGCCGTAGCACCCGTAGCCGTCAAATTCGCAAACGCATTTCTGTAGGTGTTAGCCATTACAGACTCGTGTTCTTGATGTAGACGATGTCCATTGCGCCGGATATTGCGATATCAGCGCCAGCAGAGTCTCCGATAGCCCGCCATTCGAGGTCTGTTTTTTCATCAAAGCGAATGGGAATGCTATAGACCTGAGTCGTGCTGCCTTGAGATTTTACAAAAACATCCTTCACCTGAAAGACTTCCCCATATGGGCGAGCAACCAGCTTGGCCGTGCAATACTTGTTGTTCTGAATCGTGGCAAGAGTAACATCTGTCTGAAGAAGGAAAGCCGTATAACCAGCGGGCACTGTCCACAATGCCATAAGGGTCTGATTGTCACCAATAGCAATAGACAGGTATGTATTAGCTGGAACACCCGCCGTAACTGTTCCTGTCCCGGCGTAGATTACGCCAGCATTCTGACCGCCAGAGCCAGCAGACCTAACTATGCCACGGTTAATCCTAAGATAGGAATTTGTGGTATTGACCGCCGTCTGTCCGTTCAACGTAACAGTTTCAGAGATTTCATTGTAATTGCCATCAAGGCCGAAAATCTCAACGGTTCTTGCCCCGGTTCCAGCAGCCGTATCATCCGTACTTGAGCTTGATACTTTCAGAATAGTGGCGGCAGACAAGTAGCTGTATAGGCCCCCCTGCGCCCATATGGTTTCCAGCGCGTCGTCAACATCAGGGTTGAAACCAAACTTGAAGTTAAACTCATGGCCTGCAATCTGGGATCGGGCAACCTGAAGATAGAACTCTTCGGTAGTTCCAAATCGACTTATGCTGCTTAATTGTCTGGACATGGCATCACCACTTTACCTTGTCTGCCCAATAAGCCGCAGACATCTTTCCTTTATTGATGTTCTTACGATGACGCGCCTTAAATGATTCGCGCCTCTTTCTATAAGAAGTAGACTCACCTTTCTTTTTTGGAGAGCCAGAAACACCCTGCTGCCCAAATCTAATCAGCTTAACCTTGTCGCCCTCTTTTGCGAGAACGGCATGAGACTTCTTGGGATGGCCCGGCGTCCTCTTTGCTTTGTTATAGCCAGCAAACCGCTCGCCCCTGTAATTGATTGTCATGGCTAACCCAAAAACCAAGCCTGAGCTTCAGACTGGTTCCTTATCTCCTGAGGAGTTGGGATGCTCGCAAAGATCAGTTCAATCGAATTTATGAGCGCAGAGAACGTGTCTATATCGTACTGATCCGGCGCAGCCGGGAGTCGAGACTTCGTAAGGATTTGGTCCTGCTTGCTCATCGCTGACCATCCTGCTGAATATCGAGTCTATTGGTGCCAAGACGCCAAGACACGTTGAGATCGCTCGATTCAACCCGCAGAGCAATCTGCCTAGCGCGACCGCGAATGTTCTTCTGCCCAGTGGTCGAGCCTACAGTAGCCGTAGCTTTGGTAGAGAGCGTTTCTCCGGGGGCGTTTCTTCCCTTAACGGTATATGTTGCGGTTGGGTCATTTGCCGTTCCGATAAAGGTTATGTCTGGCAGAAGACGTTTGAAGAACACGAATTGCTGACCGTCTGAGGCATCGATGTCGCTGCTCTCGATGTATGCAGAAATCGCAGACCCATCAGCCGAGTAACCAAACTCTTGGTAATAGAGATAGCCGTCAGTCCCAGCGGCAACCGGCTGCGAATACAGCCCGCTCTCAAGCCAAGCGGTTCTGTTAAGGGTGCCAATCGCCCACACTTGCTGAGCAAAATCATATGTGACGTATTTGTCGATGTTTTCACTGTCAGCACTTGGGTAGAACCAAGTAATCTCGTTGTGGTCCTTGTTGAACGCAGCAACAATCTTCGGAGATTGATTAAGGTTAATGTCACTAAAGACATACTCCTTAACGGTGCAGGGGATCGGCTGCACACGGCCTGTGTAGACGTAGAACTCCTCCGTATCCATCCAGAACACGGCGTTGTCAGCAGACACGGCAGCATTCGGCCCAATGATGCTAGGCCCGAGACTTGCAATCTCAAATCTGTAGACGAGGTCTCCACCGACAAACTGCATTGAATAAACACAGGTGTCTGTCCAAATGAGGATTTCCTTCTGTGTCTCGAAAGCCGTAATAATTGCGGAGCCGTTAGACAGAAGCTGCCGTCCAGCATTGTTTTCGAGGGTCGGTGTCCAGTTTACCGCCGACTCAAAATCAGAATACCGGACAAGCATCAGGTCTTGGTCGGAAGAGCCAATTTCATTAACGCCAAACGAAACAACTTGACGCTGCTGGTTGCTGACAATCGTCTTTCGGCTAACCGTTGGAACGCCACTGGCCCCACCAAGACTGCTTAGCAGTACGCCCCGCGTACCGATCCCGGAACTTTTGTCCCAGTAATAAATGGGACCGTCCCTGAGATTAAATATCAGGTCTTCACCCCAGTTATCCTCTGACCAAAGTCGAAGTATCTGACCAGTCGTCGGGCTTGTAGCGGCGGAACCCCAAGTGCCACGACCCCAAGTGCCAGCACCCCAGCCCGTCCCTGCAACGGTTGTGTCGAGGCCCGTGTTGATCTGGTAGACGCCAACTACAGATGCCCCCCCATTGCCGGTGTCAGAACCATCAGCATTTACCGTGGTTGGGACAAGAACCCCGCCAACCGTAATATCTACAATGCTAGATACGGTTCTGGCAGTAATGGTGTAGTTGTCTGCATCGATGACGGTTTCGACCTGATATTCCTGATTAAGAATAGCAGCAGTAATCTGACCACCAAGGCTGACCGCCCCACTGAACGTCACAAAGTCGTTCTCAAGAGCGCCGTGGCTCACATTGGTCACCGTGATCGTTGACGACCCATTTACCGCAGCAAACGTAATAGCGCCCGCAGAAGTAGTCGTTCTGATAGGGGTGATGTCGTAAAACCCACCACCCTCGTCAACGTAATACTTGATGTTCGTTCCAACAGTCAGATAAAGCTCAGAGTCAGTGGCAACCCAAGCATGGAGGGAACGACAAGACCCAAGAAAGCTGTTGGTAGTCTTCTTTTCCCAACCACCAATGACTTCTGGCAAGCCATTGTTGAAGCGCACCTTGTCGCTGTCGAACCAGCCCCCCTCGTTCGTGTAGTCAGTTTGGTCCTTGTTGATGCCGGGACGAAATTTCATTGAGAAAAGAGGCATAGCTAATCACCAGCAGATTGTCCGGGAGCAGAAACAACCTCCCAGCCATACCCCTTTGAAAGCTCCTGCCATCTCATTATCCGAGAGTCCATGTACATCAAAACCCAATCACCGCTGGCGGAGTAAGAGATATTGAATATGGAGCCATCATTGAGAACCCCTGTGATTCCGCCATCATTATTTTGAAATTGAGTGCCAGTACCGACTATGCAAAGAAGACTCGGTTCATTTTTAGGGGTCATTAAAAAAGTCCACGCCCCAGAACGAGCCGCATAAATTGTTACATAAACCTCAGATGGCCTATCTACTCCATACCCAATCTGTTTCTCACCGTAATTCCTAACCGCTTTCTCCAAAGACTCTCGCGGGGCACATGATTGTCCGTATGCTGCTCCCGCCAACAGCGCAAATAACGCTATGGCGGCAAGCCTAACCATCACACTGGCTTCGTCGGCCAGACTACATCGGCTGGACTTGAGAAAGTCTGGGGTACGTCACGCAAGGATTGTCGGTATGCCGCCTCTGCCGCCGACATGGCACGATCTGAGACTGCCCACCAGTCTGTCGCCGCAAGCATCAGGTCGTCCCCCCTTTTGTGAGCGTGTGCCACCCGACGATCCCGCCAAGGGTTAGCACGGTTGCGGTGATAGCCTTCACCCGTGTCCGGAACGTCTTCAATTCTTCGACGTCCTGCGTGAAAGCCATGAGCTTCTTCACGGTCCGACTTGATCTCACCTAGCGTCGTCATAATGATGACAGAGGACGCTGGGGACGATTGGGCCGGATCGACGCGTACTGCGGTGATCTGCTCTGGCGTTAGCGAGAACGGAACGCCGTCCGGCGTCGTGAAGGAGACGTTGTTCATTTCGGTCTGCTCGCTCGATGCGCCTTAGCCGCCGCGACCTGTGCAGCCATCCGGGCAGCCGCTGTGGGCGAGATTTCACCCGCCGCGCTTTCTTCCCAATAGCGGAAGTCATCGCGGATAATTTTGTTGAGCCGCAGCATTTCGCGTTCCCATACTTCGAGTGCAGACGGGGGTGGCTGTAACAGGTGCGCGTCAATAGTCTTGCCGCTAATCGCGCCAGCAATCGCAGCAGCAGCGTCCGTCTTTTCCTGCTCGCTTAATAGATCACAATGCGACAAGTCGATGTTGTGAAGATCAACCGCGTAGCGATGCCCGTTCCCTGTCTCAATGTGCGCGTTCGGATTGGGGAGTCTGATTTCAATTTGCATTTTTGCGCTCCTTAAATCTGGTAGACGATTGAGACTTGGTAGGTGAAATTTCCACCAAGGGCGCTTGCCTGAACCGCTGTGTTAATCGAGTTATCAAAGAACTCTCGAATTTCCATGTAAGTTGTACCAGTTGGAGCGAATGGTGCCAACCAAAGACCAGTCGTGTTGATGGTGTCCATGTACCCAACCGCACCCACAGCAACCGGGTTAATCCCCGCCTTAGCGGTGAACGGAAGGCCCGTTATCCTGAAATTCCCTGTCGGAGATCCTGCCCAACCATTTAGATCGATATAACACATGGCGTAAACGATATTACCGATCCTGATGTAGTTCCCGTTCTGAGAATTGTAGTTTGGCGTCCCCGCTGTGCCTGTTGCAAAAACTGCGGGCGTCCAAGTTCCAACAGCATAATTTGCCAGCGTTGAACCAGCACCGCCAAACGTGATGCCGGTAAAGTCTGGCGTGTTGCCGGTGTCGAGTCCAAGCGCCGCACGTTGCGCCGCTGCCGTGGCCGTCGAGGACATGACCGAACCAAGCGCATCAAGGGCACTGGCCTTTGTCGAATTTAAGGTTAGTTCCTCTGTGCCGCCTAGGACAACCCCTATCGAGTTCGCGCTGGCACGGTAAAAACCCGTATCAATGTCATTATTAAAGGACAGCGATGGGGCCGCTGCGCTGCCGTCCGCAGCCGAAAGAGTAGTGAACGAACCGGCTGCCGCAGATGCACCACCGATAACAGCCCCGTCAATCGTTCCCCCATCAATGTTGACTGAAGGAAGGGCAAGATTGGCAAATACCTGAGAGACAACAGCACCAGCACCAGCGCCATCAAACTTCAGAAGGACATCTTCGCCATTCAGAATTTCATAGTCATTACTGGCGTTGTAAGTTCCCTGAAAGACAATGATTGATCGGCTGGCAGAGAGACTGTTTCTGATGTGAACGATCTTTTCGGAATCGTTGGGCGTCAGTTGGACATAAGCCGTCGCGCCAAGATCGCCGCCATCAACAAACTCGATGAACTTATTGCGGCCATTTGATACCGCCCCGTCTGTAATGGGGAGCGAATTTGGCGATCCGCTAGAGCCAGCAGAAGCAAGGGTAATCGAGATGATGCCGTCAATAGACTGGTCAAGAATATCAAGATTGGTATTTGTGGTGTTTCCCCAAGTACCCGATTGCTCGCCAGTAGCAATCTTCTCGATGCCAAGATTTGTAGTATATGTGCTAGGCATTGCTTATCTCTCTATGCAGCAAGGTCAGTCCAGCCCGGACTCTGCGAATCATCCACAGACTCCCAAGTCGGGGTCTGAGTAGTCGAAGTAGGTGCCCAAGACGCAGTCTGAGCATCATCTACCAGACCCCATATATTTACACTACCTACCCCAGTAATTCCAGCAACAGATTGAAGTGTTATTACTGAGCTATACTTAACGAATACTGATCCAACGGAAGATGTGGCGGAAACACCAGAAACGGGAACAGTAAATGAAACTGCGCTTGTCGCCTGACCTACAGCCCCAGCCCCCTGAACACCAGAAACGGCAGCATTAGCGCCTGCCGTAGTCGTAACTGTCCCAAGCCCGGATACGCCAGAAACCCCAGAAGCAGACTGATTAGCGTCAGCCGACTGTGTAGTGACCCCCAACCCCGAAGTAGCGCCAACCCCCGTCGCATTTCCAGTTATGGATATGGACACAGAGACAGAGGAAACAGACCCCGTTGCGGAAACCCCAGCGGGCTGAGCAACTGTAGCCGTCGATATTGTGGGAGAGCCAACAGAACCTGTTGCAGAAACCCCGGACAGGGTCTGACTGGCAGGAATGGACACGGTAACCGCGCCAACTCCACCAGTAGCAGAAACCCCCGCAAGGACTTGGACGGCAGCAGCAGATACAGTTAGGGAACCTACGCCACCAGTAGCCGCAACCCCGGTAATCTCAACCGGGATTGGCTCACCCCACGGTCCAGAACTCCATGTATCGCGGCCCCAGCCCGTTATGTTCGCCATGGATTACTCCATTAGGCGATTCGGATGATCGCGCCAGTAGCCGTAGGTGATGGGAATTGAACCGTAAAATCGCCAGACGTAGAGGACTTGGTGCCGCCAAAATCAATGACAGCAACAGCCTTATTGGCATCCGTGCTGTTGTAGATCAGGCAACCACGAGCAGCGATAGTTACCGTGCTGAAAGTCAGGTCGGCAAAGTCGGTGATTGCCGTCGTCCCGGTGGCCTTGGGAAATGTCGATACCTTGGTAAGGGCAGCGCCACCAGCCGAATAATTGGTGCTTGTTACCTCACCGCCAGTCACATAGACCGTGGTAGAGGCATCCAAGGACGCTCCGGTGGTATAGAGAGCCAGCTTAAAGGCATCGCCACCAGTGGTGAAATTGTGGGTTCCCTCCATCAATTCTGTTTTGAAAGAGGTACACATTGCGGTGGTAATAGCCATCACAAACTCCTAACGAAAGCAGCAGCGTCTTTCATGTCCGCACGATCTAGGGCCTGCAAGACAAGAGAACGCTCAGCCCTTTCGCCCATCTTAATATAACTCAGCAGAATATGGTACAGATTTTTTCTGTATGACTCAGCCTGAGACTGTATTTCAGGCGGCAAGTCTTTTCCGACGTAAATAATCTTCTTGAGTGCTATTTCGGCAATTTCTTCTGGGGTGTGCGGTCTGCCAGAAGTAACAGAAATCTCTACTTGCCCAAGCTGGACATCAAACATTAGCTAACAGCCTGCCTTAGTGATCCGTATCTGTATTGATCCTGACGATCCAGCCCTTCAGCCATGTTCTTCAGCCTGCCTAGGGCCTCAATATAACGCTCATTGTAAAGCTGAATAAGCTGCGGCTCGCCCTTCATAAAGGTATAAGCCTCAACAAGACTCGCGTAAAGCAATGCAAGGGGAGCGTTGGTGCTGAGCCACGTTGTGCCACCTTCTGCCCCAGCCGTAAGACTATTGGGGCGGTAGAAGTAATGCACTTCTGCCGTGTAGTTAGCGTCAGGCGTGGGGGCAATAACAAAGGTCGTATCGTCAAAGTTAGCGTAGTATTTTGGCGTCCCGGTCACCGTATCGTCTGGATTGTAGTCAGCAATAAAGGTCGGGTGCTTCTGGAGAAGCTCCACATACCCGCTGGCCGGTTTAATCGCGAGAGAGAATACCGCAAGAATATCAGTCGGTTTCGTCAGGTACTTGTTGCCAGAACTCATGGTTCCGGTCTGATTCTTTCGGAATACGTCGAACTGAACCTCCTTCAGGATGCGCTCTTCAGCCATCTGAATGAAGTTATTGAGATTGTTGACGAAAGTGGTTTCGTCGTTCTCCGTATAATCCTGAATCGCGGTCTTCAGGGTTGCAAAAGTCCAAGACATTTATGCCTCCACAGTCACCGGGCCAGCAGAGGCAACATCGCCACCACCATTCTTAGACCCAACAGTTGCGGTGCCCGAAGACGCCGTAAAAGTATATGTATCAGAGTCCACTACAGTAATCGAATACCCTGAAGCATTCTGCAATACCGCAGAAGAAAACCCATCAAATGGCTCACAATTACGGAAGGCAACAACATCCCCCGTGGATCGGCCATGAGCAATCTCTGTTACAGTAATAACAGCAGAACCGGCAGTTGAGCTAAGGAATGGGTCTGGATTCAGAAGAACCTCTACCGGAGGCTCTACCCGATCATTTCTGGCGTTCCTGATTGCTTCTGGGTCAGCAACGACGCGGGGTGGCGTAAGCTGCGGATGCTTGGGTTCATATTCGTCTTTTCCGACAATGAACCCGTTCCACTCACGGCGAACGTCCCTCTTGAGGTAACGAACCCCGCTACGATCACTCGTTACATACGAGTATTTCCCTTTAGCATATGCCATCTTTCGGTGGCTCCACTTCGACTACAGACCATAGTTTGTTCTGGTCATTATAGTCTAACTTGATCTTGTTTCCGTAATTATATAAGGGCAGATCACGGTATCCGTACAGCCTGTCCTCATCAGGAACATTAACGTCCAGAAATGTGCTGGACGGCCCAACCTGAATCTCAATGCCAAATGACCGGACAGCCATTCCACACAGAAACTCGCAGCAGCCGCGACCCGCTTCAGCCATATGGCGGTCGTGAGCATACGAGAAATCAACCCCGTAAAGCTCAATTTTCCTGACCTCATTGGCAATCGCATAGGCAATGGCGTAGGCAGCGGTATTGTTGAAGTAAGGAACCCCAATCTTTGCCACGACTTCCGTGACCGGGTAGAGCTTCAGGCCCGGAGCGCGTGGGTCTAGGGCAACCGTATAAATTGGCCCCGGATGCCTTGGGAGCCACTCCCTCATACCGAAGGTCATGGGACCGGCAAGTTCTGTATCAAAGAAACGCGCCACAGGGTCCATCATAAAGACCCTATCGTGTTGAATCACACCGGCCATGCTGTTGATAGCCCAGACCTCATCCGCTACTTGCGTTTGAGACCCCTTGGAAGCCGATTGTTTAATGAAGTCAGCGTTGCTGGCCCCCATCGCCACGATGGCGACGGACTTGCCCTTCAGGGAAGAATCCATGTGTTAGTATCTGTATCCGAGATTTATGAACATCGACGGGCGGTCGCGATCCATCGCCATTGCCCGCATTAGCTCCTCTTCATACAAAGCCTTCAGGATTTGCATTCTCTCAGGAGCGCGTTTAATCGATGTGTAGTACGCTAATCCTGCGGCAAGGGCAGGGAAAAATCTAAACGGCACTCCCATGTCATTCTGGGCTGCATCCGCGTCATCCATTCTTACGAGTCGATCATAGATTATGGTGTCGGTGCTGTTCTCCGGGGCCTGCCAGAGCTTAATAACCGGAGTGATCTGGCGATCTAAGAAGAACTGCGTAGGACGCCCGCTGGCATCCTTGTCAGGAATCTGAAGGTATTCTGAGCGGCCAATGCGCTCAAGACTGATATCGTTGCCGTCACGACGAATGATGGCAGAAACAATATCAATCGTATTCTGAGTGTCTACAAGACTGGGGGCAGTTGTGACCGTAGTGGTCGCTCCACTTGTGCCACCCGTGATGGTCTCTGAGGCCGTAAACGTGCCGTTAGGGACCGTCAGGTTCATTGTAGTGGAGGTTGGCTTGCTCAGGACACTTGCCGTAGCGGCACTGGTGCCCCCGGTGATGGTTTCCGCGACAGAAAAAGAAGAACTGTCAGCAACGGTGATCGTGATCGTCCCCGCAGGAATCTCAGTAATTCCCGTAGCGACAGTCTGACTAACCTGAGTAACAGTCCAGTTGTTGACGCCCCGGTTAGCCCAGTCGGCAAGCATATAGTTCAATGAGTTACGGGCAGACTGAGCATCCCAGCCCGCCCGAATCTCAAGACCACAACGCTCGTAAGCCTCTTCTATGAAATCAGCTACAGAGGGTGTGTAGTTCTTTGAACCAGAAGTCGCCATTATTTAGACTTTTTTGCCGCACCGCCGCGCTTCATCATTTTAGCGCTGTTTTTACGAGCAGAGCCGCCACGCTTCATCATCTTGGCACCGTTCTTACGGGCAGAACCACCGCCACGCATCATACGCTTTTTCATCTTCATCTTGTGAATCCTTATGCAAAGGTTTTAGTACATTCCATGATGACGGTGTAGGTATCACCACCAGTGTGACCAACTGTGGTAAAAGCAACGTCACCAGTCTTCCCAGAACCGGCGTTATTGGTGAGACCACCAAAAACACGGTAATCGTGGTAGCCGCTCTGGTTTTCGCCAAGCTCAATACAGAACTGGTCAGCAGTAGCATCCCAGAGAATCTGCACCTTCATGCCGTTGCATTGCCACCAAATCTTGTCGATTGAGACACCAGTGCAAGAACGACCATCAGGAAGGGTTGAGAGAGCCGAAACGTCAATTTTCGTGACGCCAGACTCTCCCGTTCCATCGCTGATGTTAGTAAACTTGAAGACAGCCGTGCGCTGGCCGTCAGCAAGCGTTTGAGAGGTTACTGCATCAGCCATGAGTTCCCCCTATTAGCTGGCTTCTGCGCCGTTGTCTGCCATCGCGTAGGTCATTAGGCCGACAAAA